ACGAACCTTTGACACACGATCAATTTCTCGTTCAACTGATGCTCCACCACTACCATTCTCAGTGGTTGTTTCACGAGTAACAGAATCAATATCTGATTTTAATCTTGCTGCAAGTTGAATCTTAGCATTTAGTGTCGCTTTATCAATAGCAAATTGCATATCTTTTGATATGTCTGTTGCAGTGACTACAATAAACTTAGTGTCGTCTGGATCTTTTACAAGATACCACTGTGGAATATTATCCAATTTGTTTGCTGGAATCTCAACAGTTTTATTAGGATCTTTGCTGAATGTTGAACATCCAACAGTTATCAATCCTAGACTACATGCAAGGATATAGGTCATAATCATTTTAACTCTCATTTCACTTTCTCCGTTTAATAACAAAATTTTGATACACTACTCTTCTTGAATACATGGGCATTGATGCTATCTGTCTATAGATCTCGTCTTTGTCCATATTATTACCGAAGGATATTTTCTCTTTTGAGAAGACAGCCATGAGTGTTTCATTGCTCTCATCAATACCCTTTGGTAAATCTGCTTGCCACCATATTCCATCTGGTAATGCTAGTTTCCCATGCAATAGATTGGATCTGTTTTCATAGGGATACATTAATTTAATTTTATTATCGTATGCATTGAAAAGATAAACATACAATGGTTCTTTTGTAACAATGTCAAAGTTGTAACGAGTACCATCTACAGCAATTTCTTTTGCGTTTACAATATCACCAGCAAGTGGTCTTGCTTTCTCAACTTCAATCTTTACTTCAACAACACATGTATGCCGATTGTTCTTTACTCTCTGACTTACAACTTTCTTAAGAACACCAGCAGTTTCTATCTCTGTTCTTTTTATAAAATCACAAGAAACACCAGTCGAGTTAGTTTCTCTACATGTATGTCTCTTGATTACCTCAAATTCTTTTCCTGCATATCGTTCCAATGCATTATTAACTGCATATGCTTTGGCTATGTTACAGTCGTTATGTTCGCCTGTACCAAATTCTACATCTGAAGCAAATGCACTGCCAGAAATCAGCAGCAGTGCAATAAGAAATCTCATTCTGTAGTAGGATCCCATGGTTCTTTTAGACCTCTCCAGAATGCAAATGGTTCTTTTGGTTTCTTACCATCGATTGTCCATTTCTTTCCATCCCATTTTGCAAATTTATAAAATGGCCAATTGTTTTCTAGTTTGGTTTCATAAAATCCAATATGCTCTGGATTAACATCTACAGAATTCCAGTCGGTTACTGTTGCTTCATATGCTTCTGCTTCTGCTTCCATCTCAGCATCTTCTACCCAACGATCATGCTCTTCCATTAGACCACCAAAGTCAATCAACTCTTCTGGGAGATCTTCAATTGAATCACGATCTGTCATATCATAATCATGATAATCGTCATATCCATCTACATATGAACCAATATATCCCATACCACCCTCGTGATATAATGCATTTACAGTCCAACCATTATCTTGCATAAATTCATACAAAGTGATTGGTGGAGACCACGGAGAGTCAAAGTGCATCACAATTGTGGTGTCGTCTTCTCGTTGCCAATCATGCGGAGTTATATCCCACTTACAGCCCCAGTTGTTAATGTTCCAATCATACCAATTCTCTTCTTGGTCTGCTGGACGAGGACGTAAATGTTGAAATGGATTGCTCTCTTCTTTTTGCAACTCTTGCTCAAGAGCATCAATCTGTTCTTTGCTAGCAGTTAGCGTAGCTGTATTGTAACACCAATTTGGCATAGTTCACTCCATTCATAATAAGGTTAATTATACTACTCTACTTCTTGCACAGCAACTTTTTCTTTCTTTGCAGGTGCTGGAATGATACCAGCATCAGAAACAAGTTTCCATGTAATCTTAGGATAGAGTTTTTGCAACTTCTGATCCTTAACTGCGATTAAAATCTTTGCTTCTTCGGGATGAATACCCTCTAGCAATCCTACAAACAAAGACTCTCGTTTGATAGGTTTAAGATCCTCACGCATGAACACATACATTTTCTTTGCTTCAACAAACAGATTTGTATCAGTCATACCCATTGGTTGATCAGCAGGTTTAAATGGTGGCTCACCCTCTGGTAGAATAAACTTATGTGTAGGTAAAAATGCATGAGCAAAAATTACCTTGAGTAAGAATTCACTCTTATAGTTATCAATTGCCTTTGGATTGTCGTTAATTTCCTTCAGCATTTCTGTAAGATATTTTTTCATTAAAAGTCCTCGATTTCGTCTAATAGTAATCGGCAACGATGTTCCATAAGATAATTCATAATAGACATCTTATCGCCCTTTGGTTTACTACTTATGTATGATACAATAATTGATTCTTCAACATCAGGCGGAATATGATCAAAGTCAACAAGAGTCGAATTGCGTTGCCAATTGCGTCTTTCTTCATCATTCCTACAAGCAGTAAAACCATTATCAAAGAATTCTTGTAATCGTTTAGCACTCATTGGCTTTTGTCGTTCACCCTTCATGAATACATCGTCTTTGCTTAGAATGTTTGGTACTCCATCACCTGTATCACCCTTGACGATATGCTCAATCTTATGTTCTACAATTTCTTTCCTCGTTGCAGTGATATATTTCTTCTGCATTGGAGACCACTGCTTAACAGTAGGATACAACTGCAGTTGCTTGAAGTCTTTATCAGATGACAGAATTAAAATCTTCTGTGGTTCTTCAACCAACCCCTCTTGAATTAAGAGATTCTGTTGAAGATATTTTGTCATGACAGCAATAATATCATCTGCTTCTGCACGATCAATATGCATAACACGATATGGAAAGTGTTGTGCAATGTCTTCACGCATTTCTGATAGCGTATCAAAGATCAACTTCCAATCGAGATCTGATTTATCACGATTGCTCTTACGCATACCCTTATAGAACTCAAAGTATTCCTTACGCCAATACTTACGACCATCGCAACAAATGACTAACTCGCCATACTCTTTACCATACTTCTTCTTGTACGATTTAAGGGTGGACAAAGTCACATGACGAATAAGATTTTTCACTTCTGACTCTGTCCCTTTCAACTCACGCTGGAAGGTAAGGATGGCTGCAAGTGCCACCTGACTATAATCAACTAATATCATCAAAATGCTCCCAGCAAAATACATTCTTCATTAATACGACCATTCGGCACAGTTGGCTTCGTGGTCAATGTCTTCATCGCACTATTCAGTGGTCGCTTACCCAATGTTAATCCCTTAAAGAATACATCTGGCTTACGCAACATCAGTGTCTTAGATTCTTTCACATCAAAGCCAATCAGAGTCGTACCCTTAACTGTCAGCACATCATTGATGGCTTTATACACAGTCACCTTACGATACTTCGTATTGTATACCCATACCTCAGACGATCCAACGATAGTCTCTGGCTTGATAGACTTGAGATTAAACTCAGCAAATTCTTTCATGTACTTCATTTTAGAAACAATCTTGCTTGGTGGTTGTGCTTTGCGTTTGCGTGGTGCACGAGTTGCTTTTGCAGTTTGTACTTGTTGCTGACAATCAGCAATCATAGTCTCAATAAACTCTGCAAACTTCTTAAGGTCTCTCTTCGTAAAGTGTGAGTATCCCTCAGTTAATTGCTCGTCTTCACCATCAATGGCTTCACGAATCTCTTGTGCAGTTCCAACAAACAATTCACCAATTCGCTTAGCGATGGGTGCACTCACCTCATTTGACATAAGATAATTCTTGGCAGAGAATGTGCTCTTGCCTTTAGTAATAACCCACTCGTCAATAGCACCCTCGAATTCACCAGCATGTTCTCTGGCTTTTTCTTCCATACGATCTTGTATGCTAATGACATTGGTCGGTGCTTTCACAATCTCAACTTCTTCGATGTATTTCTTAGCATCATCCAATAACTCTTTTAGTTTATTGGTAAAGAATGGACTAACATTGGACAATTGTTTCAAGTCTGTCTGATCATTGGACATGATACGACATAGTGAACCAAATGTCTGAAATTTGTAGTCGGGAAGTTTCTTAAGTTGTTTGGCAATCTTGGGTTCTTTCTTTGAGAAGAACTCAATCGCAAATAACTTCTGCTCTTTCGCACCAGTGTGTGTAGAGTAATAACCCAACGCACGACTTAGGCTGGTTGTATAGTCCAGCTGGTCGATTGTTGGTTCGTATTTCTTTTGTGATGCAAGAATTGCTTGGTTCTTTGCACGACGCTTTGCAGTATTCACAGCCATAGGTTTGTAACCTCCATAATATAATATCTATTATACCGCAAGTCGCAATTAAAGACAAGCACTATTTTGCAGTAATTTTCTCGTATAGAGCCACGAAGTCCTCGTGGTCTGCAACTTCTTGATGTAGATTCTGCTTGTGATATGTTTTTGCAATCTTGGAAATAACTTTCTTTGGAATTTGCAAAGTGTCAGACTGATCTTTAACGATCTCTTTAATTAGATCTCGTTCTGCTTCAGTTCGTGTCATTGAATCACTAATCTCACGAATGGCTTTTTGCAAGTCACCTTTTTGCTCTGGTGTTAAAGCATAATTCATCATTTATCCTTTTTGTAACTAATAGATGTTTTAAAGAAAATTTGTAGCAGAACAACTGCTGACCAAGTCTCCAATGTATAAGGGATAGTCAACAAGAACAGAGTGTTCAATGCCCAAATAGTTAAGAGTGGAAATACAACGGCAATACCAATAATAATGGCAATGCCTACAATCACTCCAAATGTACCTAAGATCTTATTCATAGATTAAAACTCACTTTCGTTACGGAATCCCAGCGGAAGGATCTCCATTCTTGTTTTTCTGTATCGAAGACACGAACTGCGGATCCAGAAGTTTGGCTACTCTTTCCTTCGTTGGTTGGTGTTTTGTCTGATGGAATTCGTCCTGCACTGAGAGTGCATCGCATATCTCTAACTGTACCATCTTTTTTGGTGAAAGTAATGCACAAATCTTTGGCATTTTCATCGTGAAGTATTCCTAGAGTCCATGTTTTAAATTCCTCGAATTCTTTATCCGTTTTGAACACTGTCTGAAATGTCATTATCAATTCTCTCTTTCATATCATTAAAAATTGGACCAAAAAATTCTTTAAACTCTTTTGGAGAGAAGAAAGAAGTGTGTCCAGCGTCAATTATAACTTTACCGTTATCATCAGTCAACTTATTCTTGATTGTAAATTCAATCATTTCATAAGATGTGCCCATGTTATGTTCCTTAATCTTAACAGTCTTTAACAGACCACTTCGATAGAACTCTGCCTCATAATTAAGACTCATATGTGTCCTTTTTGTGCTTAGGTTTACGAATGTACTGAACCTTGCTCTCCACTGTACGCATACGATACTTTGGAGTGCGGAGATCCTTTGCAATAGGATTTCTAGGTTTCAAGGTTCTATTATACATTTACTTTCTTTGCAAGGCAAATTTCTTTAGGTATTCTTTTGCATCTTTATATTGATTATCTTTCTCTAAGACTTCATCGGCAGATGCAAGGATAACCATTTGTTGCAGACTATCTGCAAGTCTCTGATCCTCTTCATCTAGCAAATTCCACCACTCAAAATACTCTTCTTCAGTGTCCAAAGACCACATATGATCTAGCATTTCGACTTCATAAGGCGATAGATTATTAATCTGAATCATGCTGCATCCTTAAAAATTCCAGACCATGTCATCAGCTTATTCAGCTTCTCGTTTTTTGCAGTAATTACTGCAGATTCACTAATAATACCATTCTCGATAAGCAAGTCAATCATACACATTAAGTCACCAATTTCTTCTTCTAGGTGTTCTCGATTAGTTTGTCCATTATGTTCATCGTCCATACCGAACCTGAACACCTTACTTATCGCTTGCGTAACTTCAGCACATTCTTCTTGAGTAATCAAGAGAATCTCACTGTCAATCGCATTCTTTTGTTTCATTGCTGCAAATTTATTCATGTCACATCCTATAAAAAATTCCACCAACATACACGAGCAGTAAACCAGCGTTCACTGCAATCATCGCTTTCTCTTTGATTAGGAAACCCCAAATCAAAAACAAAAATGCACCCAAGTTTAATAGCCAGATGTTTAATGGGTCAATCATTAATGCAGTTGCAATAGCCCCTGCGATTGTAACGATGGTGGCAACCCACTTCAACACATTAATCATCTTACTTCCTCAACAGTCACACGATAACATTTACCATTCCTATCAACTACAGACATGGTCTTTTTAGTAGAAAGGAATTCTCCCTTCTCTCCGAGATCCCATTGAATCTTTCCAACATTATCAATGTAAGACATATAATTATCATTCGAGTCTTTCTTCATTGATTCGCTAATCACTTTAGCGATGTAATCACAATATGCTAACATAACAACTCCTTCAAAATTAGTGCTGGTTTTTCTTTATAGTCTGTAACCAGCAAAAATAGACTGCATCAGTTTATGACTCTTTCTTTATAGTCTCTCAGTCAAAGGACGCAACGACCTGTAGATATAGACTGCTGTTTAGGCTGTTTAAGGTCTGCCACGGATATCCCTCCACAAAGACCATTTGGGGTTTTAATCCCAACTCTTTTTATCACCGAACTGCTCATTGTATTCGTAGCCCATGAAGTATGCACGCATTTCTGCAATACTCATGTCTTTAGATTCAACTCGGTCACCACGATAAGATCCCTTAGGATACCAGTGTGGACTTTGCGGACGACTGTACCAGCTATCAGCTGCACCACGATCGAAAGGACTACCATGTGTGCGGTCAAAAGTCTGACCACGATATTCAATTGTATTTTTCATTGCTGTTCTCCATAAGACATAAATTCATGTTGTTTCTGCAATTCAAGTTCATGACGCTGAAAAATGTATTGCATTGCCAAATCATAAGAAACACCGAGTTGATTGCTAATCTCAGTAGCAGTGAAACCCTGCTCGACCATTTCTTCCAAAGTAATCAAAGACTCTTTTAATTTACCCATTATACACGCTCCATCGCTTTTGAACCAGAGTACATCAAACCCAAACCAACTGCAGCAAGAGCAATTCCTGCCATCACGGGATTCTCAGGATTGTCAAGACCACCAACAGCACCGAACACGAGGAGAAACCCCACAACTAAACGAATCGAACCTTTCATAACAACTCCTTTTTCACTTTTCATACATCTATTATGCCCTAATTTGCAATTAAAGACAAGCACTTTTTACAAGAAAAAACCCCTGTATTTACAGGGGTTTAGGATGACCTTACAGATTGTAGGGTTATTTGGAAGCCATTCCTATGATTTTATAGGGTAAAAACCATAGTTCTAACATGGTTCTTACCCATACATCAAAGGGATTAATCATTACGGAAATTTCTGTGAGTAGGATCTCCAGGTTCTAAGTCTGGCATTCTAGTCATTACTGGTGAACCTGCACTCATACCAAAACCAGTTGCACCTGCTGCAAGTCCACTTACCATTCCACCGATTGATGGACGAGGTGGCATACCACCAGAAGATGGTGCAGATGGTGTTGGTGGTTTATCCCATCCTTTGTTTGCTGCTTGTAGTGCCATTTTGTTTGCTTCAGGATCTTTACCTGCCAGCATAATGCCTGACAAAGTACCAGTCAAGAAAGTGGCAATAGGAATAATTAACTCAAAGAATTTTTGGTCAATTGGACTAATAGCGTTTAGTGGTTGTGTCACAAAAATAATTGAATATAAAACCACAAAAACGATGCCAGTCAATGTTAGTGCCAAACAGACTCCAATAAAGAATCTTAGTCGAGCCATCAACTGGTCTTCTGTGTACATAAATTGTTCACTCATTTGCATGCTCCTGCTGGTTGTTGACATGTTGGTGCTGGTGTTGCACCCATCGGTTCTACTCTAGTTGGTGGTGGACCAAGTCTAGGATCTCTTTGTCCTTTAAAAATATGTTCAGGACAAGTTCTAGTTACGTCGCATCTAGGCATCTTACACATCTCTTTGTCCCAATTGTCTGGATCTTGACATGGATATCTAAAACGATCTCCGCCAAAATATGCCAAACCAAGTGGTAACAAAAGAAGTATGATTACCCATTTAAATAATTTTTTATCATTCATGGCAAATTCCTTATAATTATTTTCCTGCCAATGGATTATCTAACGCTTTTTGGATCTTACTATCTATTTCTTTTCGTAAGTTACGAACATCTTGCTCAGTCTCTCTTTGAGATTGTTTAGATGATCTTTCCACACTTTCAACAACTCCCTCTAGACGACGGATGTCATTCTTAAGATCGTTCTTGATATCACGAGTATAATCAGATGACTTTTGAGAATTCTCTTCAACAATCGCCAACTTCTTTTCAATTTCTGTTAAGTCTGGTGCTACGTACTTTTCAATTTTAGTCTTCATATCTTGATATGATTTATAGACTTCAAATGCTCCGTATAGTCCACCGAGTATTGATGACACAATAGTTGCAGCTATCATAAGTTTAGCTGGAGTAAATTCGTATCCACCAATGCTAATAACTGTATCTTTGCTGGCGTATTTCTTAACACCTGCTTCTAACTCATCAATCTTTTTATTTACATCTTTAATTTGCTCTGTCATTTCTCTTTTCCTAGTTTGATAGAGGATTATCCAATGCTTTTTTAATCTTCATATCAACTTCGCTTCTCAACGCACGGATTTCCGCTGTTGTTTCTTTTTGATTTTTTACCATCTCACGATTTACATCTCTAATTGTTTCATCAGTGTATCTTCTGATATCTTTAACTGTGGCATCGTTCTCACGCTTAATGTCTTTAACTGTGGCATCTGTCAAACGCTGGTCTGTTTTACTAGATCTTTCAACATTTTCTACTACACCTTCTAGTCTGCGAACATCATTCTTCAAATCACCCTTAATAGATTCAGTATACTCAACCATCTTACTGGTGTTAGCATCTAACACTTCCATTTTTTTGTAAATTTCAGTAAGATCAGGTGTAACATATTCAGCGATCTTTTTCTTCATACCCATATAATCTTTATAAACTTCGAAGCATCCATATAGACCACCAAGCAATGATGATACTAAAGTAAATGCTACCATAAGTTTAGCTGGAGTAAACTCATAACCACCGATACTAATTACAGTATCTTTGCTGGCATACTTTTTTACTGTAGCTTCTGCCTCGTCAATCTTTGCATTGACATCTTTAATTTCTTCTGACATCTTTTACTCCTTAGTCCCAATGACCTTTTAATTTCTGTGCTTTTGTAGGTTGTCGTTGGATATGATTGTCTTTTCGTGGGGTTATTCTATCTTTTAATTCACTTAAGAGATAAGCAACATATACTGATACTGCTAAAGATATAACTGCTAAAACATAAGCCACTAATGCTAATTGTGTTTCCATAATTACCTCTTATATTGAGACTCAATCATTTGTTGATGCACTGAATCAGTACCACCAAACATTCTTAATGTAGCACGATTCTCAACATTTCTCTGATTATTATAAACTGTGTATGGTTTATATCCTGCAACATCTGGTAGCATTGCTTTACCGTATGTATCAAATCCAGGTGTGAATCCCATTGCTTGGATTACGACATTTTGAACTTGTTTCTGTTGTTCCATGTTGTCAGCTTTACCCATTTCGTTGGCAAGATTTTTACCTTGTTCTACTGCTGCTGCTTTTGCTGCAGCTTCTCTTCGTTCTTGGAGTGCTTGGCGAGCAGTAGGTGCTGCTGGTTTATCAGATGACGATGCAGTAGTATTAGTATTCGGTGACGGAGAACTGCCTCCAGAGCCTTTCGGAGCATCATCTTTTTTATCCTCTTGTTTATTTCCACCTCTTGGTTCAGGTTTATCGCCACCACCCTTTGGTTCATTCTGAGCCATTTGTTGTTGTGGAGCAGGTGGAGGTGGTGCTAACTGAACTGCGCCAGCAGGTGCGGTAGCAGAATTTGCGCTTGGTGGTGGAGGAGCAATTGCTTTGTCCACATTACTATCACCTGTTTTTGAAACACCAACAGCAACTGCGCCATCAGAACCAACTGTAGCTGAAGCAGTTGTTGTAGAAACAGGTTGATTGGCAGGATCGTTTCGTGCCACTGTACCTGCAGTTGCTACTGTTCCTGCTGTGCCTTGTTGTTCAAGTAACATTTTAGTTGCATAAGCAGTTGAATAGTTTGGGCATGTTCTGTCGTATAATCCATCTAATGAACATTGTTGTGCTTTATATGCTTCAGCATAACCAGAACAAGTTGTAGAATAAAGAGCATTAATACTGCACTGTTGAGCATGATATGCTTGTTGATATCCAGAACAAGTTGTAGAATAAAGAGCATTAATACTGCACTGCTGATTTAAATACGCAGATGCATATCCAGGACAGTCAGTAGAATAGAGTGCATTAAGAGAACATTGTTGACTGTGATATGCTTGTTGGTAACCAGAGCATGTCATAGAATATAATGGATTAATAGAACACTGCTGCTGAGTATATGCAGACTGATAACCTGAGCATGTTGTAGAGTATAATGGATTAATTGAGCATTGTTGTTCAGTGTATGCTGCTTGATAACCTGCACATGATGGTGCATAAAGTGGATTAGTTGTGCATGGATCAATAATAATATCAGGAGTTTGTCCAGTTGTCCACTGAGTCAATCCTGGAATTGAGAAAGTGTTAGCTGTTAGACCACCTTGTTGAAGAACAGCAAACTCTCCTTTGGATGCATCACCAATTACTCCAATTGCTGGTGAACTGTACGATAGTAATGCACCAGTCCAACGCATATCAATACCGCCAGTGCTATCAATCTTTAATTCAAAACTGGTTTTGTTTTGAGGCATTCCCAATCGTTCAACATTATACCAACCATAGGTCATTGTGTTTGACGTGCCCAATGAATAGTGATTGTTTCCAGTCGCTCCATACAAATCGTCTTGCATCATAAGAATGCTATAATTGTATGCTGATGGTGTATTTCTATCAATCGTAATACCACTACAGCAAAAAGTGTTGTTAGATGGAAATCCTGTTACTGGTGGTCCAAACTGCACAGCACCATTACTATACATTGTAGAGTTATTGAATGTTTTATCAAAGAATGGAAACGTGAATGGTAATGGCACATTTGCCCATCCATCATCCCACAATTGATAAGGCACTGCTGATGGATTATTGTATATGTTTTGTAGTGGTTGTGGATTGGCCATCACATTTAGTGACAGTGGACTTCCTGGAATTGGAATTGTCACTATTTGTGAGTGTGCTTTAGGTGTTACAAGCACCACCGACAATACTACAAGCAATAATCCCCAGAATCTCATTAGTCTTTACTCTTGACTTTTTGCGGAATTCTGTCTGGATTTGCTTCCCAGATTGATTTGGCTTGCTCGCCAATCTTACCATCTACTGGACATGGTGTTCCAGCATTCATCATTGCTGTAAATACTCTTTCATCTTGACACATAATAGCAACTGCTGCTACTTTCATACCCATGTCATATGTAGAACGAGCTAATTTTAATCTTTCGCAATTCTTATCAGTCATCGTGGCTCCAAAAGAGATACCAAGAATTTGAGTTTGAGTTGCACCAGACACCGCAACTGCACAAACATCACTATTAATGATTGTGATTGCTGGAGCCACTGCTGTTGGTGGAGGGGATTTTACTGTTGTTGTGCTATTTGAAGTAGAATCAGTTGTACTTCTACTAGTCGAATCAGTCACGATGGGATCAGCCATCGCAGAAGACAAAGTCATGACAAAAAGCACCGCTGTAGCGATCTTTTTGGTCATTTTTAAACCTTTTTTAGTTATACGGAAAATAACAAGTTATTGCGTTCACTCTAATATTATTTAGGAACTAAGGGTTATTTCTTTTGTAACTCTTCTACTTCTTTTTCGATAGTTTTTACACTAGGGGATGAAAACACTTCTTGTACTTTATTCAAGAAAGATTGTGTTTTAGTTGGAGGGTTTAACTCTTCTTCTGTAATAGGAGTAATTCTTCTCCCTGCAGAATCATATTCTATCTTTTTAACCTGTTTTCTATCAAAAAGTTCTGGTTCCCAGTCTTTGTTATGTTCATCTACTTCTATCTCTGGTAACTCTGAATCTTGTTCTTTTGGATTAATTGTATCTTTAAATTGTATATTGTCTTCTATAACAATGTGTTTAATCTCAGGTTCTTTTTCTGGAAATTCAGTAACAGGCTCTTTTTTGAAGAACGTATCCCATACCTTTTCTTTGGTAGGTTCTGGCTCAATAGTTTCTTTATCTTTTCTCATTTGCCAGTTTGCAGCAACTAACATTAAAACAGCAAGTGGATCAAATACAAGAACAATTAATATGGTGACAAACCTAACTGCCTTTTCTAAAAGATCAGTATCAGCGTCACCATAGATTACTTGAGCAATGTATTTAATTGGTCCTACTTCTGCTTCGACTTTACGGACTTCGCTGGCGATCGGGGCACGCTCTTCGTTGAGTTTGGCGATCTTGGTTTGGGCACTACCGATTTCGGTGAGGATTCTGTTTCTATCTTTTTGCTGGTTTCTTCTGATTTGGATGGCTCGCTCTGTTCCACCTTGATCTGTGGTGCGGGAGATAGTTTGATCCAATTGAGCATCGAGTTGAGAAAGTTCTTTACGGCTTGCATTAATGTTCTCCTTTTCTGTTTTGATTTTCTCATCAATCAATGATAATTTAGACTGAACATCTCCTGTTGGAATTGCTTGGTCTAAATGTGCTTTTGATAAGAATCCGAAAATGCCCATTGAAGTTAGTAACATCAACACAACTAGGGCTACGGTAAAATATGACTTTAAGAGAATTGGAATTTCTTTCCAATTTTTATAAAGCCACGATGCCACTACGAGTTTCGATGCTTCAAGCAACGAACCCATAATTGCAATTGGAATCACAGCTGCAGCAAAGATGGCAATCAGACCAGCAACTGCATAATATGCAGCAACTGCTGAAAGTCCTAATGCAACTGTGAATAGTAAGTATGTCATAGTTTGTTTTTAATATGAGATCCGTGAACTCTTACAGATATTTGTCCGTTATAAAAGTCATCAGATTCTAATACCTTTCGGGCAAACTGTTCTCGTGCTTCTATGTATGAACATTCTGCTTTTGATTTACACAAAAATAAAATTTCTCTGGTGAAGTTGTCCCTTCCCAGTAACTCTACATCTTTATTTAGTTCTATACTTGAACCATAGTACTCCAACCAATCAGAGTCTATTTTACTACGGATCTTTTTCTTCTTCTTCGTTCCGTTTTTTTGTTTGATTGTTTTGTATGTAGTTTTAGAGAACTTTGCTAATTTCTTACCCACATACATACGACTGGTGGCTTTGTTCGTAATTAAATAAACAAAGCCAACACAATCTTCAGGCAATTCCTCTATGGGATTGTTTTGATAATACCAAGTCATTCTTCATCGTCAAGATCCTCCTCTTCATAGATGTCAGCAGAGCAGACTGGACAATATACCAAATCTTCTGTGCTGTGGTCATCTCCCTTGAGGACGATCTTTCCTCTCGCTCCACATTCATTACACTCAAAGTATTTAGTTGTCATCTATTGTCCTATACTGAAAATGAACTACCACACCCGCATGTGGTTTTTGCATTTGGATTACTTATTACAAATTGTGAACCCTTTAGTTTATCACTGGTAAAGTCAATCGTGGCATTATCGAAATACTGCATACTCATCGAATCAACTATAAGATTATCAATAACAAAGTCATCTTCTTCTTTACCTTCTTCGAGAGTAAATCCATAATTGAAACCAGAGCACCCACCACCAGAGATAAATGCTCTTACAAATTTGGCAGTTGGTTCATCCAAAAGAATTTCGTTAAGTTGTGTTTTTGCTGCTTCTGTTACGGTAATCATACGCACTCACATTTCAGATTGTAATCTTTTATTGCTGCTCTTATCGCATCCTCTGCAAGAATCGAGCAATGGATTTTAACTGGCGGAAGTGCGAGTTCTTCTGCGATCTCAGAGTTCTTAATCTGTCCAGCTTGCTCAAGCGTTTTACCCTTGACCCATTCTGTAACGAGAGAGGAAGAAGCAATTGCCGAACCGCACCCATAAGTTTTGAACTTTGCATCTTCGATAATCCCATCTTCATTTACCCTTATCTGTAATTTCATCACATCACCACACGCTGGTGCACCGACCATTCCTGTACCAATATTTTTATCACTCTTATCAAAACTTCCTACATTTCTAGGATTCTCATAATGATCTATAACCTTGTCTGAGTAAGCCATTATTGTCTTTCCTTTGCTAAACCTAATTTGTTAAAAATCTTAAACCACATCCAACCCATATCAAACTCTAGTGGCTTTCTACTTAGTTTTGGATTTGCTGGATCTCCGTGATGATTGTTATGTAGTTCTTCACCACCAATAATAATTCCCCATGGAACTATATTAGTTGATTTATCTTTACTATCATAATTTCTGTATCCATAGTAATGTCCAGCACCATTCACAACACCTGCTGCCCAAAATGGAATCCATACCATTTGAACTGCCCAGAACCAAATTCCCCACCAACCAAACAGCATTAAACTAATTGCTAACATAAGTACTATTCCAGCATATGGGAATCTGGAATAAACATGTTTCTCAATCCAATCATCTGGAGTACCAACACCATACTTCTGAATCATTTCTTTATCTTTTGCAGATTGAACATAGCAAGAAACTCCAGCAAATAAAACAAACCAGATACCTTCATTGTGTGGGCTATGTGGATCACCTTCTTTATCAGAGTTCTGATGATGTTTACGATGTATGGCAACCCATTGTTTCGTTACCATGCCAGTAGTTAGCCACAACCAAAATCTCATGAAATGAGATAGTCCAGAATTAAACTCTAAACCCCTATGTGTTTGTCCTCTATGTAAAAACAATGTAACACAAACAATGGTGATGTGTGTCATCACCAACAGATAAATTAACTCAGCCATCTTGCCTTTCGTACATTATGGTATTGGTATCTCCCAATGCCCACTTGGAGTCTGTTTCTACAGACCAGCGTTTTGTTGCTACTCTAAAATCTGGTTTCTTAAGTTCTTTTGGATTACTACTTGGCTCTAATATAATTAAACGATTATTTGGCTGAGCAGCAAACTGCCCATTATCACACTGAATGAAATTATAAGACTTGTGATCCTCGACATCTTCAGAAAACCCTGTATCAAGAATGTTAAAGTCAGGATGAGCAGAATCAACTGTAAAAAGATAAACACCATACATCCAATCCCCATTCTTTAACTTAAACTTACATCTCATTGATTGTAGCTGTGCTTTCTTTAGCACAGTTATATCATATGATAAACAATCCCATAACTGAAGATAATCTAATGGTAATGGTTCACCATCAATTGGTTTCCAGCAATATGCATGTAGTGGTAGTTTATCATAGAGAGCACCATATTCATTAAGATATGACTCAATACGAAATGCTTGCCCTCTTAAAGACTTAATACTTATCCACCAACAAGGTTCAAGTTCTCCATGACCTTTCTCAAAGTCATAGAGAAACTCTCTGCGAACGAAACACTTCACAGGTGGAAGGTTCGCAATTATATGTGCCATTATGCTGCTTTAGCCCAAACATCTTCCCATGTACCAGACAAAGCACCCTTTGCATAATCAGTGACACGATTCTCAAAAAAGTTACCATGCACTGGAGCATTAATCATTTCTTCTACCCATGGCAGTGGATTCTTTTTAACTTTAAAGATACCTTTCATGCCGAGAGAAATCAAACGACGATCTGCGATATAACGAATGTATTGTTTAACATCTTCTGGCTCTAAATCACGCATGTGTGTTCCATTAAAAGATAAATCAATAAACTTATCTTCCAACTGAACCATCTTTTCAGCGATTGTATAAATCTTACCTTTTAGATCATCACCCCAGATCTCTGGATTTTCTTTGATGTATTCTTTGAACAGTTTGATCATTGATTCAGCATGCATTGTTTCATCAACAATAGACCAAGTAACAATCTGTCCCATCCCCTTCATAATACCATGACGAGGAAAATTAAGCAACATAATAAAAGAACTAAAAAGCTGCATGCCCTCTGTAAAAGCAGAGAAGACAGCGATGTGTGTCGCAGTTGATTCAAGAGTACCATTCTTCGAACTGAGTTCCGTAACATAATCGTGTTTGTCCTTCATTTCTTGATATTCTAAAAACTCGCTGTAGGTAGATTCTGGCATACCAAGTGTTTCAATTAGATGAGAATACGCAGCAATGTGTAATGCTTCTCTTGCAGCAAACCCAGATAACATCATACGAATTTCTGGTTGTGGAAAATAAGGAAGATAGTTTTTAACATATCCACCTGCCACATCGATGTCACCTTGTGTAAAGAAACGAAAGATGTTAGTAAGGAATTGTTTTTCCTCAGTAGTTAGTTTCTTCTTCCAGTCTTTAACATCTTCTGCCATTGGCACTTCTGTATGTAGCCAATGTGCTTGCTCATGTTTTAACCATGCATCGTATGCCCAAGGATAATTGAATGGTTTAAAATATGTTCGTTCATCCGTCATCCTACTTTGAGTTTTCTTAATCATTTCTGTTCTCTTTTATTGTTATCCTTCACAAGCCAGACATACACCTTCGTCTGTTGTGAGTGCTGTTAAGTCGATCTCTTTAATAATTTCTCGTTCAATTCTCTTAGAGACTTTGTCTGCTTTAGCGATCTTATCACTTCGGCAGTAATACATGGTTTTCAATCCAGACTTCCATGCTTGAAAATGCACAGCATGAATGTATTTGATATGAGAATCTGGACGGAAGAATACATTTAACGATTGTGCTTGGTCGATGTATTCTTGTCTGTCCGCTGCATGTTGGACCACCCAACGCTGGTCAATTTCCATAGATGTTTTGAAAACATCTTTTGTCCACTCTTCCATCCAATCCAAGTGCTGAACGCTACCATCATTCGCAATAATACTACGCCAAACTTCTTCTGCCCATCCTTCATTATGTTTACCTGCTTCGATTTGAATTATCTTATCAAGATAACGATTCTTGTTTAAGTGAGAACCCGACAGAGTGTCCTGCCTATAAGCATTAGCCCTATAAGGTTCAATACTAGGAGAAGTATTGCCCATAAGAATGGAAGAACTAGCATTGGGAGCAATTGCCATGAGATGGCTGAAACGATTACCAGTACCCTCAGCATCAGGAGCCTCACCTCTCTCCAATCCAAGTTCTTTATTAGCTGCATCTAATTTTCCTCTGACACTTTCGAAAATTGTTTTGTTAAGACCAACAGCCATAGATGATTCCCATGGAATATTCTTACGCTGTAGTAGTGCATGCCAACCCAATGCACCGATACCAATACTTCTTTCACGAATGGCAGAATACTTTGCTCGCTTGATTTCTTTTGGAGCATTGTCAATGAAATACTGAAGAACATTGTCTAGCATTTCAGCGACATCTTTTAAGAAGAGAGCATCATCTTTCCAATCATCGTAGTACTCTAGATTAAGAGAAGATAAACAACAGACTGCTGTTCGTTTCTCATTTGTCGGGAGAATAATCTCTGAACAGAGATTTGATTGGTGGACTTTTAACCCTTTGTCTTTTAACCATTGTGGTAAATGACGATTGGATGTATCAATAAAATGTAGATATGGTTCACCAGTCATCATACGCATTTCAAGAATTCGTTGCCACAATTCTTTTGCACTTACCTTCTCACGAACAATCAATGATGCTGGATCGATAAGTTCCCATGAGTCATCAAACTCTGGATCAATCATTGATTGTTCGATGATTTGCATAAATGCATCTGGAATATTAATACCATGATGCATGTTCAGGGTTCTCATATTCTGATCCCCTGTTGGTTTACGCATCTCTAAGAAATTAATAATATCTGGATGGCTAATGTCAAGATAAGCAGCATAACTGCCACGACGGGTACGACCTTGGCGATATGCCAAACTCGACGCATCGTAAATTTTGAGGTGAGGCATAACTCCAGTCGATTTATCATCTGCCGAACGAATACCAAAACCAATACCGACACCGCCACCAAGCATACTAAGCCAATTAGTTTCACTAAGATTATCAACTAAACCCTCCGCTGTATCTTCAATATAATTTAAAAAACAAGAGATTGGTAAACCACGCTTGCTTCGACCAAACGATAAGATAGGTGTTGAATATGACAACCAATGTTTGCTACTATATTCATATAATCTCTGTGCATGTTCTGGATTAGAACTAAACTTACTGCTAACAAAAGCGAATCTCTCTTGAGGACTCACTTCATCATCTTTCATATAACTTTCTTTTAATCGTAGCTTACCTAAATCGTCAAACAAAGTATCACGAGTGTAATCAACCTTTATGCCATGCACAATTTCTTCCATATCTTGCCCCAATATTATTATAGTTTTACTAATTCATTTGCCAAAGGAAATACTTCAGCAATAACTTTTGCGCATTCTCGTGCGACTTCTTGATGTTCCTTTTGTGTACCATTCGCAGATCTTAATTCTATAAAATGTATCCAGCTGCGTAATGTACCATTCATGTATAAACGACTGACAGTCAATCCTTCTGGTAATACTGCTCTTGCTTGTTCTTTGGCGATACCATGTTGGATTGCCCATTCATAAGCATTCTTCGCTTCTTCAATTACTCGCTTTTGTCTTTCTTCCCACCAAGCAGCCAATGCTAGATTCGTATTCTCAACACTATTTTGACGATTGTTCGTATCTTGAAGTCGGGCTTCTCTAAGAACGAAAGATAAGTCTTTGGTTGGATCAGCATATCGCTGACTGAATTCTTGGAACGAAAAAGAACGATGACGCAATATTTGTCTTGCTATGTCACGAGTTGTTTCAATTTCTAAACAGGCACTGACCATCTCTAAAGGTGACCAATGTTGATGCTTAATTAAATACTTAATTAACTTCTCTGATGTCTCTGTATTGTTTTGATTGCTGGGGTTGCTCACCCTTGCGCAGAATGCTATAAGTTCTTGAACATCATACAGCCCTTGCTCAGCAATTTCTTTGGATGGATTGCTATAACTAATCAACCTTACTTTCATATTTTCTTCCATGTACTAAATTTTAATTTTGCTTCCATACCAAAGTAGGTGTTTGTATTTATTAGATCCATAATCTCACTGGCAGTCTTTTTACCATGCAAAATTATTTCATTGATATCTTTTTGCTCTATGAAATCTGGGAGCATACAAACGCTATAACCTAGATTAATATACTTCTCTAACTGTTTGACAATGTCTTTATTGCGAGGTTCATTGTCCATTACTATAGTAGCATTAGTAAGGATGCTACGAATAGTAGGGGTATCAAAACTTGCTCCTGAAACAGCCACTGCATTTTGTAGAAACAGTGAGTCAATTGGACCTTCCACAACGATAATTCTTTTAGCATAATCAATCCTTTCAAGACCATAAATCTTTTCTTGTGTCTCATCTACCTTGATGGTATAATACTTAGGCTCTTCATTTCCATACGCTCTAGCCTGAAATGCAAAACACTTCCCTGCGGAAGTGAAGTATGGGATAATCATCCTCGGATGTTCATCAACAATTGGCTCTACAAACTTTGGTGTAATAGAGTTTGTATATGCTTTAAACTTTGCAGTAAAGTAAAGAAGATACCATTTATCACGAGGAATCTTTCTGTTCTCTACATATTTTATCGCAGGATGATCTGGTTTGTCAAGTGCGAGTTTATCAAGACGAGTCAATCCACTAAGGATATCATCTTCAAGCAGTTCTTGTTTTGGTTGCTCAAGTATCTCAGCTACATCTTTATGTGCATTGTAACGAGTAGCACCTGCCTTATATCTTTCAAGCACATACTCATCATACAACTTTGTATCTACATACTTAATTAAATTACCAATGTTCGTACCATAACCACAATTGTGGCACTTAACAAATAGATCTGACTCTGCACGATAGATGTAACCTCGTGCCTTCAACTTATTTTTAGATGAGTCACCACACACTGGACAAGAATAGTTCCAGAGATAATCTTTTTTCTGTTTGAAATTTCGCAACCTACTACCCAGAATTTGGGCATACTTTGCATCAATGTATAACATAATAACTCCACATATAGAGTACAATTATACCCTACATATCATTACAAAGCAAATTTTATTTTAGATATTTTGCAATTTCGTTGATGTGACCAAGAACAAAACCAAATGTTGCAGCACCACCAATGACATACCACTTCCACTGCTCAAGAGCAGATACTCGGTTGTTCATTTTCTCTAGATCTTCAACAACATCTTTTTTAATCTCAGCGTGTTGCTGTTGAGATATTTGTGATGTCGCTTGCATCTTATGTTCAAGACGAGTTTGCATATCGTCAATCTTATCAACAATTTCTCTATTAGAAGTAGTGATACGAGAGTGAATCTCTTTGATGTCATGTTTAACTTCTGTGACATCTTCTTTTAGGGCATCCATTTGTGCTTCCAATTTAGCAATTCTTTCTGGTGATTCCATTTATTTTACACTCTCAAAAATGTCTTTTTGTGTCTTATACCATTCAGCCCAAGTATCTACTTTAATTTTACATTCATGATACTGTCCATAGTTATCAACAACAACTTTAAGAACCTCAGACAACTTTTCAGTGGATTCTGTCTTCTTTAAATCAGGGCATGCTTCCATAAGTTCTTTTGGAACTTCTGGGAAATTTCGTTTAACAGGAGTTGATACTAAACATCCTGTCAATAATAATACTGGTAATATTAACAGAAGTTTCATTTCTTAACTCCTGTGTTTATTGCATCGTTTAAAATTGTTATCGTTTCAGGAACAACTTTACACTCTGCATCAATAATCTTTTCTTTCTCAACAATTTTTTCTTGGACAACTATTTGTTTCTCTTTAACAACTCTTACTTTGTCCACATAAACTTTTTGTATCTGAATGTTTGTCTCTTTGGACTTTGCCTCAGACTCTTTAATCTGTGCTTCTAGTTGAGCAACTCTTGCTCGCCATTCCATCTCAACACCAACACCACCTTTAAAATATACACCACCAATTAGAAGAATCAAACTGATGATTTGCAGAGGCATTCGTATCGCATATAGCTGCGGAACAAACCTAGCGAAGAATCCAAAGAAGAATGAAACAATCGTACCAACGATACCGCTGATAAGGATTGCATTTACTACCCAAATAATAAGGGCATCAGGAATAAAATTAAGTAGGAACATTTACAGGTTTTCTCCTAGCCATAACCTGATATTTCTTGATGTCTTTCTTTTGGATCTTTGGTTCGCTTACTGCAGCACCAGCAGTAGAGTTTGCAGGTGCTTCTTCATCAAGAAACTTCTTAACAATAATCTCTTCTTCAACAAGGACACAGTTATTATCCAACAACTTCATCACTCTGTCAAATTTATCTTCCATTAATGCAGTTGAACGATTACCAGATTCATACTGCTCTTTGACTAACCATAGTGCTGCAACTAAAGATTTAAGTTTGTTTTCACCACCAATTTTATTGATGATCTTTTTCATGTTGAAAACTAAACGAGTCAGATAAGTGTAAGCATCCTTCTCTTCAGATGTCTTAAGAGTACTTGCTTTCTTTAGATTTTTACCATTCTTATCAATGATATTTAATTTGTATGCTTTTGTATCTTCAAAGTTAGTGACTAACATTGAAAGGATTTTATAAGCGACCAAATTATCTACAATGCGACTCATTAAATCTTCCTTAGTATTGCAATAATTGTTTCATCCAAAACAATTTCAGATAAAACAATATTAAATTCTGGCAGAGACTCAGGCATTCTATCAAGATAGACCAAGAATGTTATCAAAGAATCCCAGCAGGATTCTTCAATTTTATGAAACAACATTCTGGTTGCTGCATCTCCAAATATATTGTAAAGCACAATAATGTGATTGAGGATTAATCTTTCTCGCAGTTCACCATTGTTCTTATACCTAGAAAGTAATTTCTTAAGATATAAAAACTTCTTGATGTCTTCTTCAAACTCTGCTAAACTATGACACTGTGGGTTATCATAGTGATGCATCGCATAGACAAGAAAGTTACCTTCATTTATTTTTTCACTAACCATATTCTCTTCACAGAAATAGAGGGAGAACATTCTCCCTCTTTACATCATGTATTTATTATGCGTCTGGATATTGAATATCGTCAGATTGGTCACCAGTCATTGAACCCATGGCAACTAAAACTTCTGTTTGAATACGACCAGCACGACCACCAGTGCCTACTGTGCGACGAACCCAACCAGCGTGAGCAGCACCACCAATAGTACCCTCACCTAGTGCAGCAGTTGCTGTTGAGGCAGTAGATGCTACTTTCTCAAAATATTGAGCATTATTACCAGTACCAGTAATATCAACTGTAGTACCACCAGAGGTAGCAGAAACTTTAAATGCATTTGCAGTTAAACCAGAAGATATAACATAGTATGTTGTACCAGAAGTTAAACCAGTTGCAGAAGTTCCGCCACCATTGTTATACACAACTGAATCACCAGCAGATAATCCGTGAGCAGTATATGCAATAGTATCAGTGGCAGTAGTAATACCAGAAGTAGGAATTGTTACTCGTGCTTTTGGAATTGTAACAGTTGGAGCAGAAGTATATGCCGAACCAACATTGGTTACTGTAATAGCAGTTACTGCACCACCAGAGATAGTTGCAGTAGCTGCAGCAGAAGATCCACCGCCACCAGAGAATGCAACAGTTGGTGCTTCTACATATAGAGTTCCACCACCAGCAACTGATACAGCAGTAACATTATCGCCACCAGCAGAAACTTCAGTAGTGTCCATACCAAATACTTTAGTTGGATCACCATGAACACCAGATGCTGAACCTGCTGATTCTGCAGTAGTTACAGATGCTGGTTTTTCTGATAATGTGTATGATGTGCCAGCATTAACAACTGTTAGTGTTGCTCCTGGAACACCAGCACGAACAGTCGCTGCAGTGTTTGATGCGATTGCTGTGATTAGGTAATCTTCTCCGCTAACACGGATATAATCACCAACTCTTGTTTGTGTAGTAAAAGAAGTAGAAGAACCAGTCACTGCACCTCCAGGTGATGCAATCGCAATTGTTCCGCTAGCAGTTTTACTATCTTTATTTCCCCATAGTGCCATTTTTAATTCTCCTTAAATTTATTTTGTATGCAGTTTAGAACTGCCAAAGTTTTTGCGTGCACCAGATTGTGATCCAGCTGGGCGACCACGACCACGCTTCTCAGCTGTAGGTTTCATTGGTTTTTTGTCATCATAATCATCAGCACCTTCTGGATCAGAGTAATCTGCACCATAAGAGTGTCCTTTAATTCTACGAACAGGTAAGTCAGCTAACTTAATTTCGTTAATCATCATTAATTCTTCATAAGAAAACTTTACTTCTTCGTCTTCTTTTAATTTTTGTCCTGGACGAACTTCTTTATATCCATCACTAGTGTAGTTGTCAATGTTTTTACGATTGATTACAACACGACTTTTAGTTTCTGGATGAACCATGACAGCTTGATTCTTAAACTTCATTCCTGGAACTGGAGCAACTGGTGCTTGCTCATCTAACTCAGACATCAGATAGTCATGAGCAGTTTGCATATAATCTGTTGCTAGAGTAATCTTAGACTGAACCCACTCTGGCAGATTAGTATCTGGTTTCATCTTTGCTTGTAATGCTTCAGCGTGACGAGAGATAGTCTTGAGTTGAGTGATAGCCATATCACCTTCGTAGTTATACTCTTCGTCATCTTTCTCAAACAAACGATCGATGTCTTCTTTCATTGATTTCTTCATTGCCATTTTTGCTAAATGTTTGGCACGACTCATTGGTGAGTGAACTGCACCAGACTTGTCTGTAGTGTTACCTTTAGTCTTAGTGTATGGACCATCGAATGGTACATCATTCTTAGAAGAACCGCCACCGATTTCATCACCTTTACGACGATAAGCAGATGCTGGCTTTTCATAATAACCTTCTTTGCGTAATGCACGACCAATTGCCACATTATGTGCTCTAGCAGTTTTGTGTTCTGGCTCAGCGTCTGGAACTGGATTATTAAGTTTAAAACGAGCACCACGAGATGCGTCCATCATATTCTTCATTGTCTTGTTTTGTTTAGCTTGATCAGACTTTTCATCTAATTCTTCAGCTTCTTCTTTCATCGCCATTTTAGTGGCAGTAGCATACATAACAGTCTCAGCACGATCGCCATAACGATCTTTAAATCCTGCTTTGTCTTTCTTCATTGACTTGACAATTTCTTCACGCTTTTTCATTTGCGCATCAGTCATTTCTTCTTTAACTGTTTCTTTTGTTTTATCTTCTTGACCAGAAGTGAAAATAATCTCTTTGTGAGATTTACGACCAGATGGACTAACTTTGTAATCTGCACGAGCCATACGATCTTCAGATTCTTCTATTTCTTGTTCTTCTTTTTGAAGCAATTTGAAGTCATGAGCATCGATCTTACCATTTTTATTCTTGTCGATCTTATGCTGTTTACCCTTCAATGCTTCCATAAATGATTTAAATTGCATGTTTCTTCTCCAGTTATTTCTTATTTAGTTTTAATTAACAGTTCTATTATGAACCTACCGCAGTTTCGTTATCGTATGGACCAAATACAGCAGTCTCAACTTTAGGATTCCAACCTTCTTTACGTAGGCGAAGAATACAATGTCCTGGACCATCGAATGTTAGTCGAAGATCTTTGTTGGCATAAACTCTATCTGCAAAGTCATGGAAATCATGAAAACCAGTTTGCATAAGATAATAATGCCCATGTAGTGTGTCTGGGTTTGGAGTAGTATCAATAATTCTTGAAATATCTAGCTGCTTACCAGATTTTATACCCCACCAGATACCAGTGATATAAACTCTAGATCCAGTATAATTAACAAACGCTCCACCAGATTCATCTGGAATAGATGTTGGTGCTACATATGCTTGTGTAGATTTTGTACAGTCATTTTGAATACTGATATCCACATCAGCACCTCCAGCAGCTGTTACGTAACACTTAAAAACAATTTCAGTTTCAGTGTGTTTGATTATGTGCTTGAGTGACATTAGCAGTTCCACTTTCTAAGTGCAAGTGCTTTACGAGTCGGGCGACCTTTATCGTCTTTCATTGCACCTTCCATACCACCCATACGTGCACAGAAAGATTTTCTGCGTTTTGCTGCTTTGCTATCAGGTTTTAATTTAGAAGGTGGTGTGGTAACTGGTGCTTGTAAATTAGCACCTTTAGCGTTGTATGCATCACGACCCTTTTGAGTCAGACCACCAGTTGAAGACTTGTGTCCTTTGGCATCAACTGCTGCTTCTTCAAGCCACGATTTAAAAGATTTAAAAGACACTTGGCTGGCTCCCTTGAGTGTATTTTGTATGAGACAATCTTGCTTTTTCTACTTTACGAACACGAGGTGCTAAGCGAGTGGCAATACGACCAATAACTGCTTTTCTTTTTTCTAATGTTCTTTCGATTCTTTCTTTTTCGCCAACAGAAACCTTTGATGGATCTCTACCACGAAGCAATCTTTTCTTCATTAGTTTAATTGCAAGTCTGCGTGCTCGTTTGTTAATTGTAGCAGTATTTGAATAACGCTTTAATGCAATCTTGGTTGCTCGTTCACGTTTTGCTGATGTGCGACGAATTCTTGCTTTGGCTTTCATTCGTTCGATGCGGGATAGTACTTCCATCAGAGCAGATTCTTTGAGTTTCTTTTCTTCCTCTTCATCTTCTGGTAATTCTTCTCCAGTCTCATCATCAACAATGCCTAGTTCATCTTCTTCATAAGTGTCTAGGTAATCATCATCTGATAATTCATCTGCCATACTTTCAATCTCGTCATCAGATGGTTCTGGAAAGTCAAACTCATCTTCATCTTCTTTAAAGAATGCATCAAATGGTTTGTCTGTTGTTACTGGACCAGCACTTGGTTTATCACACTCACATGGACTTTTATTACAAACTGGACAAACTTCTGCTTCCTCGTTCTTTGGTACACAGTCAGGAACCATACGATTACCTTTCTTCTTCATACCAACTTGCTTGTGAGTATCCCAACATGCTTCATACAATTCTTCGCACATGTCTTCACCGAACATGGCACGATACTTTAATGTATGTTTGCTTGGCTTAGTTTTAGCAGTTGCATCTCCAGGTGCTGGTTTATATGCTTCAGGATCTTTATCTGACAACTTATCGGCTTTATCGAAATGAGCAGCACGTGCCTTTGCAGTTGCGTCAGACAATCCAGCTACATACTTCTTTGGAAGACCAGACTCTTTATGTTTTGGAACTTCAGGTAGATTGTTCTCTTGAATTTCTTCTTCACGTAGATCTTTATCAGCACCATGATATGTTCCCTTACCTTTAGTGATGTAAGAGTTTACACGAGCCATACCCCACTGCTGTGGAGTAGTTCCTGGACGATGACCAGAGTTCCAAGCAGCAACACCACGCTTGTATACTTTACGTAGTGTACCAATTGAAACACCTGACTTCTCTGCTTTGGCAGCAAGACCAGCGTCTGCTGTTTCGCAGATTTGTACTTCTTCTTTTAGATCAGCGTGTTTAACTTTAGTAGAACCACCATTGTTAGCACCTTGGAAATGAACTTCATCGCCTTTACGACGAGCAGTCCAATGTTTTCCATCTTCAGTTTTAAACTTATGCTCCTGCTCATCTTTTAACTTTGCGATTGCTTGGTGATGTTCTGGGTGCAGAGGAATAGAGAAGTCAGCACCATGATGAACAGTTTTCATAGTTCCCCATGAATACTTTTGAGTCTTAACAGTCGCTTCTTCTAATTGAACTTCTTCATGTAGGTCTGCATAAACAGATTTATGTGGTGATTTTTTAACATGATCAGCAAAGTTTTTAGCGTCTGACTTAGAGTTAAATTTAAAGTAAGCACCTTTGTCTGAATGCCCATCAAATTCACCACCATGTTTTTTAACTCCAGCATTGACATGCTCTACATCTTTAGGATGTGGTTTGTCACCATAGTTACTACCATCATCAACATGAACAATATGTTCTTCTTTTAATGATTCTTTTTCTCTAGTCTGTTTATCGGCAAGAGATTGTTTTTCTCTGGCATGTTTAGCCATTAGATTTGCTTTGGCAGTTTCTTTTGCTGCACTATCATCTTGCTCAGTGACACTACGAAGTTTATCGATAAATAATTTTGCTAATTTCTTTTGTTTTTCAGTATGTTCTGGACTGCTAATAATATGATCAACAGTATTCTCATGTGCAGATTCATCTTCATATGCAGACATGTCTACATGAGGAGGTTTATTCTGTTCGCCTAAATGATATTTAATCTTGCGACGACGAAGATTATCTGAAGTATCACTTGATGTTAATGTGCCACCAATTTGATTTGTCTGTCCTGGAGTTTTTATTTCTTCTTCCTCTTTAACAGAATTCATCTTTTGTAGTTTTTTAAAGTCATTGAAACGAAGAATATCTTTTGCAATATTATACTTACTGTTCTTATTCACAACAACTGAATCTGTAGTTGTCTCAATCTTATCTGTGCCACCAATCTGCGTTACACCTTCTTTTAACTTAGATGGTTTTAATGTAGCATCGTATTGAATACCTTGCTCTGTGGCAAGATTAAGCATTTTATCGAGGATATGAAGTGCTTCTGGATTAAGTGCCTTCGTGCGAACTTTGCGCAGTGCTTGATTGATAAGATTCTCTGGATTAGATGATGTCTCTGCATTATCAACACCAAGCATGGTTGCGATAATACGAGCGACTTTAATCTTATCAGTCGGTCTTAATGTTTTATCTGTAAGTTCTTCGTTCATATCTTCTTTTTCTTCTGTTGGTTGAACATCTTGAATCCACTTTGATACTAGGTTTCCAGATGCTTCTTTTAGTAGTAAATGATTTGAACCACGCTTAACGATAGTAAATCTTTCGCCAGCGGACTCTACAATATCTCCCTCATTAAAGATCTCTCCACGAAAAAACTTCTCACGAAGTTCATCTTTAACAAGAACAATCTGTTCTTTGATGGGTTCAAGACCCATACCATCACGAATGTCATTCATCAATCGTTTACCATCAATGTCACGGACAGTGGAAGGTAAACCTTTCTTAAATTCTGAGTAGCTACCTTTAACAGCAAGACTACGCATCTTAGATGCAGACATACCTGTAGCGTCATCCGCATCAGGATCTCTTTCACCTGCAGATACAACTTCAATGGTATCGAAATTAAAATCTTTACCGTTATAGGTATTTAACAATCGTTTAAATTCAGCAATACGATCTGAACCAGCAATCATAATAATGTTCTTATACTTCTTATTCAGTGCCTTTGCTGCTTCAATGAAGGTTCTTTCTTGATCATTGGCTGCAGCAAAGTTAGTGCTCTTAAACATCAGCTTAAGATACTTAACCTTTTTCTCTACAGATAGGGGATTCTTTTTAGCATCTTGTGACCTAGATGCATAGATTACATGGTCAGCGTTTCTTTGCTGAGCCAATTTCTTAACAGCTTTGACTAACAGTTCGTGTCCGATAGTTGGGGGATTAAATCTCCCGAATGCGAAAACTACGGACTTTGCAGGTAGTTCTTTGATTAGTTGTTTGTAATCTTTCATTTAATCCATCTATAAAAAGGGTTTTACTACATTATTTAGGAGTTATGCTACTGCAATCAATGCCTCTGCTGCAGCAACGATCCAACGACAAGCGATCTCGTCTGACGCTAAGTCTTGTTGTGCACGGATGCTGGCGATCTCTTGTAATAGAAACTCGTATTCTTCTTTGGTTAGTTGTCCTTGCTCATAGTTCTCACGAATTACTAACATTTCGTTGGCTAATACTGCAGCTGGACCACCAAGTCCTGCTTGTTCTCTTAGAGAATTCATTATGCTCATTTTCTTCCTTTCCATGCATCGATGGCGACATCGACTCTAGTTCTGTTAAGTTTTAGGACACTTTCACAAAAGGTAACACTCTTACTATCATATGCTTTAGTGACAGCATCTTGTAAACTCTTTAATGCTGGAGCCTGTGGATCACCTCTTAAATCAGAATAGACTTTAACAGTCTCGATTCTTTCCATTACAGGTTTCCACTCTTGTTTTGCATCACAAGTAACCTTACTCAATCCAACTTTAACATCAACCATATATCCAAACATTACTGGATCATGTGGCTTTGGAAAAATAAATGCACAACCAGATAAAGCAAGTGCTAGAACTACTATAAGTTTTTTCATCGTTGCCATCCTTTAATAATATCAGCAGAGAAGTTAGACTTGCTAAACTCTAAACGATCTACAATCTTAACTGCTCCACCAGTTAGGTGATCAATAGCAACAAATCCTTCAACACCAGTAGCTTTATAACCAGCAGTAGTTCTAAGGAATGTGCTAATGTGTCCTGCTTCATTCATCTTTGTTATAATCATCAGTTTTGCTTTGGCGAGTAAATTAACCAAATCAAATATCTTTACAATCTCTGCTTTGTCATGGGTTGCGAAGAAAGATAAAACTGATTTTCTTTTTTCTTCTTTACCTGCTTTACCTTTTTCTGTTTTTAGTTTATCAATTTCACCTTGATACTTATCGTGAATATAATTGAACAGACCAACTACATGAGCATGAGTGTCGGTGATTTGTTCGCCAGCACGAACTTTAGAGTTGTTGTATGTATTGACTGCCATATTAAGATCTTCATTGTCTTTAATGGCATTAAGAGTTGCAGCAGGAATAGAACTAAACAATGTTCCAGCCTGTGACAGAATGGTAGTTAGTTCTTTGGTTTGCTCATGAGTGAATGTGGCAGTGCCAGAGTAATCTTTATAGTTTGCATCGTCCATCCAAACAGATGCAGATGGTGTCATCTTTGACACGATTGATTTGCCAAACGATGCAGTCATTGACTCAAATGTAGTGCCAGTATATGTAGTATGCCACACTACACCAATTTTTGCTTTCATAATCTTATTGGCCAACTCTGTGCCAACAGGAACAGCATAGACGATTGTATTTGGATGGAAGGTAACATACTTTTGTCCATCAATAGTGACAATCTTTTTATCGTCAGTGAACATAAGATCACCTTGATACACGCCAGACTTAATACCGAGTTTCTTAAACTCAGCAAGAGCCACCTTTAACTTTGCAGCAAGATCGCCAGAGGTATCGGCATCAATCTGCGCATTTGTTTTATAAACTATTGGATTCTTATCTGTTGGATCGATACCAGCAAAAACTGCAGGTGCACCATCCCACTTTACAGTGGCAGTAATTTTAGTTTTAGAATTTCCAGCAAGCATATCACGAAGATCTTGAAGAAACTTAATTGCTTGACGAGTACCATCAACACCACCATCGAATACCAGATCTTCCACATGAGTCATGTGAGTATTCTTTTGTTCAACGATGTAATTCTTTAGTGTTTTCACTTAATAACCTTTACTGAACCATCTGGATTTGCGAAGAATGCTTCGAACTTAATATTCTTAAACTCTGTTCTTAATTTTAAGAACTCTCGTAGATTACTCATCGAGTCATCAAACAATCTCACTTTACCGTATTGATTGCTTTGTAGATATTTCCTAACGATGACTACTTTCTTGATAGCTGGAATCTCATTGCCAACTAATTCACCTGCTCTTTCAACACGAACTTTATCGATGTCGAACCCATACTTACGAAATGTTGATAGGAATTTATCTCTATCATCAAAGTTTGCACGAGCAGTAAGAATGATAACTTTACTCAACGGATTCTTAATAGAGTTAGTCAAGATTGCTTTGGCTTTTGCCAGCATTCTACCAATTGGTTTGCTTTCATGATAGAACTTATGAGCATCTTTAAACTCAGAGAAGTCAAACGACTCTCCGTCGCCTAATTTGTAGTTGTTGAATTCTTGATTGGTAAGTTTGGCGATAGTCTTACCATCTTTGACAACTGCGATTTGAGCAGTGGTGTGGAATAGAGTGTCATCGATATCGAATATCGTTAGACTCCCAGTCGGCTCTACCACCGCTTCTTCTATGTATTCTCTAAACCTTTTCATACCTTTATTATACCGCAAGTTGCAATTAAAGACAACACCTTTCTGTAATAACCCTACAGACTTGAGGGGATTATCCTAGAGTGAAAGTGCCGTTGGCTCCCTTGTGTGGACCAGAAGATCCCTTTATAGTCATGGTCGCCACATTCATAATCTTACCAGTTTTCTTATGTGTACCCTTAATGTTGACAGCAATGCCACCATTATGAACTACATGAAGATTTTCAAAATTATCTAAGTGTTCATCAGCAATTTTATGTGCAGGTTTTACTACAGGTTTTGATGAACCATCATCTTGAACATGAGAGTGTGCCACAGTGTGCGGGATTTTAGTTGGTGCGGATACATGCTGATTAACAATTTCTCTAAGTTTAGTATCATCATGTGTAGCCAAACCATCTGCAAATTTCTTGGCGATTGCTCGTTTAGCAATCAATGCACCTTCTTCTGCAGACTTTGCTCTTGCTGCAGCCATCTGTAGAAACTCATCTGGTTTCTTATGGTTGTCATGAGCATTAACAAACATCTCAAAATGTTTATGTGTATTCTTTTCTTTTGCGGATAACTTTCTACCAGAAGAAAGTAATCCAGAAAGACGAGCGTGTTCTGCTCTTACTTTATCAATACCCAAACTGTCTGCCTTGTATTGAGCATGACGATCCTCTGCAGAACCAGTGTAACCTAATTTTTCCATCGCTGATGCATGAACTTTTAAATGTGAATTTAAAGAACCTGCTGCAATGTTTGCAGTTTTCTCTAAAGAGTCAAGTCCTGGATTGCGATAGTTTGGTTGTTTGTTTGTTCCATACTTTGCTGAGATTCCATGATGTCCAATAACCTTACCATTTTTATCATGAATTTCTACGATTAAATCTGCATTTGAGTTCACATCTTTAATGCCAGTAGTTTTCTCATGATCTCCAGGTTTGTTTGGTTTGTCAGCGTTGGATGTCCAGTAAACATTTCCAATCTTATGTCCAGGTTTGATATGTCCCTGTTGTATTAAATGATCGTGTAATGCTTTGGCTGTAGACTTTGCATGAGAATCAATTTCGTTATATGCAGCGTCGCCAATTTTTTTCTTTAAGCGATCATGCACTTGCTGTGGTGTGCCAGCATGGTCTTCATTTTCAGATTCTGCACGATGATGAGCAGGTAATTTAGTTTCTGGATGTAGATATTTTGATAAAAGGATTTCGTGTAACTTACCTTTGTCATCACTGTCCACTGCACTGCTCAGTGCTTTCTCTACTAGTAAAGTTTCTTCTTTTAAGAATGATTTAAAATTTAACATTACGCAAATGCTCCGATTAACTGTTTGTTGTACTCTGTCTGATATGCCATCTCATTAATTGTTATATTGGATGCATTCATAACTGGTGCAATATTATATAATGATTTAGCCATTTTACTAAACTCTAATGTCATGACGAATTGATAATCTCCAGAACCTTTATATTGGCATCGCACTCTAATTCTAGATGATGCAATGTCAGCAAAGTCTGGGATTTTATTCTTCAGTTTTTGATTTAGTTTTAATGGATCTGCTTTGTTTAGTAAAAAGAATCCATGTGTGCCAACATTAATATATGCACACTTCTTCGAGTTGTAGTAGTCGCAAATTGCTTTGGCTGGGACAGGTATATGGACTTCGTTTGGACCACTAAACTGCTTTATGTCTTCTTTGTAGGCATCTGCTTTAGTCTTACCACTTGGAACAATCTTCTTACCTGCTTTATCATTTTGTAAAAAAGGAACTTTACCTCTCCAATTCTTACCATATGTACCTGAGACATTCATCTCATTTAATAGTTTGTATTTGTTTCCAAGTGCTACTAATAATTCCTTTTCAGGATCATCATCAGTCACACCATATGCCCATTTACCATCATAGTATTTAAGGACTAGTGAACCTGCTGCAGTGGGTGCAATCTTTAACTCGCATCCCTCTTTATTGACACCTGTTTTATCTCTAATAAGTTTGATTTCTAGATCTGGGCGATCGGACGATGCTCCAGCTGCACCTGACCCAGCACTGATACCGAATTTGGCAAGTGCTTTGTATGCATTGTTTTCGTAGGCGAAGCCCTGTTGTGCTGCCATCACTGTCCCTATTAGTAAATACTAATTATTTAGGACGACGAGATGCTCGGACTGTTTTTTGATATTTACGATCCCACTTGATAATCTGTTGCATAATCTTTGGGATTGCAACATTGTTCTTGTAGTCGTAATTGAAGGACTTTAGATAGGATCTAAGGGTTGATGAGTCTCTGTATTTCTTTGCACGAGATAACAGAATGTCAATAGGAACATTTGGACGATAGGTTTTAAAGTCTAACAAACAGCAATGTGCATATGCTTGTATTTCATCAAACTCAGAGAGATACTTTCTCTCGTCGTTCTTCTTTTGTGACTTAACCTTTTTGTAAGGAACTACATACCCACTCCACTCGTCTCCTCTACGATCGAACTGCATGAAGTGTATTAACTCATGCATAGTCACTTGAATTAGACGATACTTGAATTTGTCCCAAGTTTTATCTGTGAATGGGAATTCATCGAAGTAATAGGTGTAGATGAATATTGTAGACTGGCGAGTAGTGGGATCGTATTCTCCACCACAAGCCACATAGGATTCATACATCTTGGCTTTGGATGGCTCTGGTCGAAACTCTATCTTTGTTCGCCACTTACGGAAGTAGTTGGAAAGACCCTTGCCATCGTTGCGATAGAGATCAAGATCTTTCCAAACCTTTGCAGGAATGAACTTCGCTCTGAATGGTCGTTCCCCAAAGTTGAGTAGATCCATCCAGTCGAAATTGGCATTTTCTAGGAACTTCATTTTACATCCTAGAAAGGCATTTTATCTCTTGAAATGTCCTTCCAAGAAACTCAAAACCTTTCCCTGCTCCTCTAAGTTAGTATTAACGAACTCTGTAATGTAGGGCATCAGTTCAAAATTAGACAATATATTACTATATTTAGTCGCACGACCTTTTAGGAAAGTCTCAGATTGGTCGGATCCTCGTTCTGCATAGCGTTCTTTTAGCATAGCATCTGGAACTTTAAGGTAAATTACCTGAAGATCTGTATTAGGAAGTCCCATTGCAAACTCTAGGAAGGACTGATTAAAGATTCGGTCTCCCTCGAATAGAATATTGGAGGTGGTCTCTCTAACAAACTCCTGTGCCACTGGTTGAACAGCCATACTTAGACGATCTGTACCAGCAAAGGTTTCTCCATCATCATACTTACCTAGAATGTATAGGTCTAGTTCTTTACAATATAGAGCAGGAAGCATCTTTTTAGGTTCGACTTTCTCCCATTGATACTTCTCCATAAACTTACGGAATAGAGTGGTTTTACCAGTTCCAGGTTGACCACCCACAGCGATTAGTTTACGCACCTGTGGTTCTCCACGAATAATCTGAATTGAAATTTGATCAGTTGTTCCTACAATTTCTTTAAGCATGTTTCACTTCCTCAATAAGTTTTCTTAGTTCTTCCTCTGTAAATACCCAGACTCTTCCAATAAAGTGATGCACATCAGAGTCAACATCATGTTTCTTTGTAAAGGTAATCTTCTTTACCAATTCTCTTGATGCATTCTTAGCAAGGTTTTCTTTAATCTCGTCTGCATAAGTTGGAACAGTATCTTTTAACTTTAAGAGTTCATGTGCTGATACTTTATGATCAACAGTTAGTTTATTAAACTCATACTTGTCTAGTAAGTCATCGGTTATTACACCCATGGCAATGGTTCCATAACTACCACTGGTGTTTGATATAGTTATACTTCCAGTGGTCATATCACTAATGCCCACTGGTAAAGTAACAGAACTTGTTGTTGTTAAACTCATGCAAAAATCTCCAATCCATTTAGTACAGGTTGCTCATCATCAAACATCCATTCAAGATTCTCTAGTCTTCCTGTATTAATAAAACTAGAAAATCTTTCTTTATCAATTCCTCTTCTGTGGTCTAATCTCAAGTCGATAGTTTCTTCT